GTATACTACTGGTATTTCCTATTTTCCATGAGCTACCACCACCCAATACCCACAATGTTTTTACGTCTGGTGTCGTGCTACCAGCCGTTACATATAGTACTGCTTCAATTTCGTATAGCCCGTTTGCGGGAAGGGAAAAATTAAACTCGTCATCATCTTGCAAAGTCGTTGAACTTGTAACCGCTTCGTCTACTTGTTTAATGATTACCGTGGATTGCCCTTGTTGTATCGGGCAAGGTATTGATGAATCGTTCCCCGCTACAAAATCCGTTAAAAAGCCTAAATTACTAGAATTTTTTGCTCCCCCGAGGTACACCTGGCTTAAATACGTTATCGTTGTAACACTTTCCAAGGCTATGGTCGCTTGGTTGCTAAACACAAAAGTAACTCGTACCTGTGTTAAATGTTTTTCAAATTTAACAATAACTTTTGTTTTCTTTGTAAGTGTGGTTGGTAGTGCTTGTGATACCGTGGTACCCGCTCCCGCTTGGTACAAATACAAATAAGCTGTTCCTCCGGTTATATAGGCATCCACATAATTATCTTCGGTATAGAACCATCGGGACATGGGTAACTCTCCAGCAACGGTTACATACCATTCCGACTTACAAGCAAAATTGAGAACATCCGATAATACTTTTAAACCGAACATAGAATAAGATGCATCTAGACCTCGGTCAACGTCAAGGGCAAAACCTGTTTTACCAAAAGCATGATCGTAATACATCTTTATAAGATTGGTTCCCGGTACTATATCCCCGCTTCCCCAGGTTCCTGCATTTCTTGCCATACATATGCCCGCATACCCCGTGTTAGCCCGGTACATCCCTATAAAATCTAGAACGATATAAGCATTTGTAGCGGATGCGTAGGAATACCATTCCATATGCAGATAGGTTATATTATTCCAATTAGCACTCCCGTTTGTAGTGAATTCACTTTTTAGAGCAAAATAAGCGTTAAATCCATTTTCAATAAATGTCGTAGATTTATCGAAACTAAAGTTATTACTATTATCCGTCCCTAGCTTTATCGTTATCGAGGTATCTAGTTTAGTTTTATCGGATACCCACACGAGAAAATATATACCGTCTGCTGTAGTAGATGTATCCAGTCCATTTTGAAAAGTGGTTAAATCTAGAGCCGTAATTGTTTTGTGGGCATAAACATAACCAGCACTACTATCATTTTCAAGTATTTTTATACCCCCATATCCGACCTGACTATGGGTCGTGTCCTGTGATATTGTTGTGGAAGCATTCCCCGCCGTCCAATTCGATACGTCATCACATAAACTTATAAATTTATAGTTGCGGGCTAACCAATAGTCCATCATGTACTGCTTCGATTGATTAGCACTATAGGCTAATTCCGTATCCGCTTTTTTTATTTTATCCTGCATAGCATTTAAATTTGTGGCATTTATAGCGGGATTAGCTAAGTCATTCACAAAAGTTAACTGCGTAAAATCTCCAAAACCTGACATACTATTACCCCCTAGCTAATCTGTCGACTCTTTGTACTATTATTTGCTCGGAGTCGCTTTTAGTGTAATCCCACAAAGCCCGGGACATTAAATTGCCCCAGTCTTTGTATAAACCGCCCGTCCAATCATAAGCATATGTCCCCCCGTAGATACCTACTTCTTTTATTGCCCCAGTGTACTCGTTTTCAGCTATGTAAAATTCGGTTGTAAGTTCACCTGTAGCCGTAATCGTCTGGCTCGCCTTGGGTACGCGGTATACCTCGGTAACTAATTTTGTATCGGCAGCGGTAGGGGCGGTAACCCCTGTTCCTATGGCTAATTGTCCTATACCTATACCATAATTATAAGTTACGGGGTTAAGCCATCGTAAAGCGACTATTAAATAGCTTAATGTAAGGTCCGTTATTATATTTTCAACGGTTTCTATATGTTCCACTTTACCCGTATACATACTTCGTGTAAAGAATCTATATAGCCCTTTATACTTTATAATATTCTCCATTTTTAACTCTCCTAATCTGTGTAACTTATATCTATCCGTGGAGGATTGGACAACCCTTCACTGCTTGTAAATTTACCCCATTTATAATCTACTGTAGTACTATATACCCATAACCCGGTATAGGTTGCTCCATCGGCTACGGCTTGTAATAGTTGTCGCACATTGAAAGTCTTCCATCCAGCTCCTGTAGCTACCGTTTGAGTGGTATATACCGTTGTATCAATTGTTGGTGCCGTAGTATATGTAACTGTCGACTCACTCCATGCGGATGTTATTCTTTTGATACCCACAGTTATAGCATCTGCCATATTTTCGGCATACATGGATAGCGTTGCATCTATTAACCGTTTACCTATAAGCGGGGTCATATCGAAATATAATAGAGGTATTAAGCTATCCCCTGCACCACCGTTATATATCTCTAGCATATCGTTGTTATAGTTATTTCCAGGTGTATTAGAGTATACATAAGCATCCTGTGATACATATAATACGGTACTATCTGGGGTTCCATCAATGACCAAATCCGAACTTTTAAATACACCTGGTGCTAGTGTTTCGCTTGGTGCTAGTGTTTCGCTTGGTGCTAGTGGTGTATCTACGGTTATGTTATACTCCCCTGTTGCTTCCACAAATTCGGTATTGAGCTGTTTTAAGGTTATTACGATTTCATTATCTGATACCTCAATATGGGCTGGTGCGAATAGGTTCTTGAAAAAATCTTCCCAGCCCCCAAGACTACTACCATCTAGTATCTTGTAACTAAAGCTGATAGCATTAACCCCTAGGGGTTTCCACGAACATGATTCAACTAGAAAATTCTCGTTTATATTCCAGGGTGCGGCTTTTATCAGCCTAAAAGTTTCTCCTACTTCATAATCCTTCTGTCTCAGCTCAAACGATATTTTATCACACTCGTTACTATATTTTTCAAGTAATTGCCTCGCGTAATTTGCGGCATCGTTTGAATTGTAAAGTTTCGCGTTTTCCCGGTACTCCTGTACTGTAAACCCTTTGCTAGATTGCTCCCCGTAGTCGTTACTAACAATGAATATCTGAATTAATCCATAATAACTAACCCGTATTGTGTTACCTACGGCTAATACCGTTTCGGTGTCTGCCTGCGAGAGTTGGGTATCCCCGTAGCTCCAATAGAATTGCTTCCCGCTATCTAAACCTTTTATTCCAACGGTTACCGCTCCCCAACCACCGCCAGTATTTACTTCTACGAATGGTTGTTTCGCAATCGGGTATTTGGTAAAAAATTCACGGGTTACGCCATCGGGTGCGGGTGTTGGTGCTTTTTGTGTCTGGTATTCCGTGTGTTTTTTGTTACCTTTTACAAAAATAGCATTAAAATAATTCCCGCCGTCGCTATTTAATTCAAAACCGTACTCATTAGTTAATGCTACCGTGCTTACCGGGCGGTAAGCTCCACCTAAATCATAAAAGTGCAATTTCTTATCTTTATCAACATTCCATACAAAATTACCAAATGAAGCCAAATGATCAAGTGCTTCATTTCCTTTCATGTAATTAAGTTTCATAATATTAACAGTTGTTTCGGCTTCGATTATTCCCGCCGTTATGCCCGAAGCTGAGAAATAATCGGTTATCAAAGTATTTACTACCGCCCCGATTGTCATATTTTCATATTTTGTCATTATGACAGGTCTGTCCGTCAATGAACAATAATCATCGGCTTTTATATTATATCTGAGCTTCCCTCTTTCAACCTCTTTAACTGTTTTGGATAAAATAACACCGCCAAACAATAGAGTCATCCCTCTTGTGGTTATGTGGTACAATTGTATCTGTTTTCCATAATTAATAGTCGCCCCGTTTGCATCCTGTATAGTTGCGGATAAAGTAGAACGTGCGTTCATTCTTTCTTCGATTGACCATGATCCCCTGAGTATTTTTACCTCTGTCTCACATACTCCATCACCGTCGTTATCCACAAACCAAAAACGCTTGCCTAGTGAATAATAAGCCCCGCCTGACATATTTGGTGCTAGGCATCTTACTGTCGCTGTTGCTACATTAGACACCCTAGTAACTATTGGTACAATGCTAGGTGCTAAAGCAAGGCTTATTGATGTTGCTATACTAGGGGTGCCATGGGCATACGCCCGGGGTACTAAAGCTGTACACGTGGATTCTATAAGTGGTATTTCCCGTGAAGCTTCCACAGGTGGTAAAGCTAGGCTTGTACTCGTTGCGGTTTCAGCCGTTTTACTTGCTTTTACAGTAGGTGCTAAAGCTAGACTAGTACTTGTTGCGACCTCACTTGCTTTGGTTGCTT